AGAGATTATCACTCGGATCTTTCAGAATTATGTTACCATTTGATAGAAAAAAGGCGATATAGCCGTTTTGCATACCGAAGTTAGAACCTAAGTTTGCCCAGGAATCAGTAGTTCTGCGGTGAGCATACAAACCTTCCGACACACTATGAAAAGCATCGTAATAAGGAAGATTGGTAACATCAAACTGATTAAAAAGCGCTACTGGATAGTTAGTAGATGTAATAGACGTGGTAAAACCTGGGTTGTTGGTTGGGCTTATATTATTTAAGGTAGTCGAACTGTAACCATATCTGTATTGTGCCACAATCGCCTTACTAGAAGAGTTATAAGCAGTAAGATAGTGAGTTACTGCACCGCCAAGTCGATGCTCTGATGGGTCGATCCAAGCACTATGGGTAGCAGAATTCCCAGCGCCGTAAATTGAAGAAATATTTACATGTTGTGAATCTTGAGTATTATCACTAGTAATAAGTACTTGGTCATATCCATAAGTATGATTGGCGTTGTTTCTAGGGACATGTCCAAGATAAGTGTATCTTCCTGACCATTCGTCAGACGCTTTAGTAACAGTCGAATAGTCATTAGAGCTTGCTGTGTTATTATGCGTCTGAATAACATTCTCTAGCGCAACTGCGCCCGTTGTTTGGTTGGCAGACATAAGAATAAAACTGTGTTCCATAGTGCCAGTTGCACTTCCAACTCTGGTCATACAGTTTATTCCCGCGTAAGCCTTCGTTGAATTATCCAGTCCCCTAATTCGCACAGCGTTTGCGTAACTGTCTAAATTTGTGACGGTTAACCAGTTTCCTTGTGCGTTAAGGTTATAACCAGCATTGTATAGTTCAACCGTACCGTCGTAAGCGGCAGTCCCACCACTAGAGGCTGCTGATGTAGCATAGGCAGTTCCACCCATACCTGAGTGATTACCGCAATAATAATAAGTAGCTACAGAATCTTGCTCCACAACATACTCAACATATGCACCTGCACTTCCCGCCGTTCCGACCACCGTAACGCCCGCAGTTATTGCTGTACCGCTGGCGTGTGTGCCGTCCGAAGTAGTAGAAAATTGCAGCGGATGGGTAGCGTTAGACGCATCAGACTGATCGAAGCGATACACAACCGAAGGCGTCAGTTTTAACGCTTGCTGAGAAGTGCCATCCATAGCGAACTTTCCACCCACTATCGTAACTAGTACAACTGATCGCATTGCGTTCAAAGTTGCGGAAGTTGCATATGAACCACCCGCCGCCGTAACAGCCGCTACTTGCGTAGCACCCTCGGCTTGGACAACACCTACTTGAGTAGAACCCGCCGTGTTCACCGCTGTGACCTTAGTGTCTCCAGCCGCAATAACGTCTGAAACAGTGGCTGTCACATTCAATGCTTCTAATGATTTTGACAGGTAAACCAGGTCTTTAGGATCTGTAGATGAAGCGGCTAAAGACTGAGCTTTAGTGTCGATAGCCGTGATTAATGCAGTAAAGTTTGAATTTTGTACAGCCATCGCTTATACTCCTAATTTCAAGAGGGTTTCATCTTCTAAGTCACCAAGTTTCTTATTCAAACTTAGTTGATTATTGTATCCAGATTTATTTACGTTAAAGTCGCTTGAGGAAGCTTCTCCGCTGACCTCGGCTACAGAGATCTTTTCGTCAGCCATCAAATCGGCTAGTAGTCGGGCTTTACTCATTGGTGCGTCTCCTAAATCTTGGTAATTGTGCAACTGCCCATCAACTGGTGAAAAGGCTCAGTGTTTTGGGTGTGCCCAACGCTATTCAAATAACTAGCACTTGGGGTGCTATACAGCGTCTGAACGGAACCAGCATTTATACTGGAAGATATGTAAGAGCTTGCCCCATAGGCGTAATTGGTACTGGTTTGGTTTGTGTCGGAAGTCGCACCACCGTGGTATCCGCCACCACCACCGCCTTCGTGCTTGCTGCCTCCACCACCACCAAAACCTCCGAAGCCATAATTAGAGCCGCTTAGTGTTCTGTTATTAGCGACATTGGAACTTTGTCCATTGGCATTGCCGCCTCTCAGGCTTCTTGAGGATATTGCTCCCCAGTACTTATTATTTAAGCTAATGCTCCCAACAGTGTCAGTAAGTAAGGCGGCTCCGTGGTAAATATGGTCAGCAGCAGCAGAGCCCATCTCTTGGGCAATAGGGTAGTTATAAAAATTTTCTCTAAACAGTTTCCAATCTACATTAAAACCGCCACCGAAACCTCCCCGTCCGTAAGTTTTAGTAATATCAATCCAAGTACTCCCTCCAGGCGTATTCGCGGTAACTGAAACTCCAGTTAACGCTGAAGTAGACCGACCATGAGGGCCGTCGACGTTCCAACCACTATATGCTTCGCCATTTCCCCCAGAGGCTATTAATAGTGGTTTTATTGCGTTATCAGCAAATCCATTAGCACCCGCACCCTCGCCAAACTTGCAAACAAACGTGCCGCCGCCTCCACCAGACCCCGAATCACCACCCTGATTAAGCCCGTCCCCGCCGCGCTGGCCTATGGCTATAAGAAGTTTCTGGCCTTGCTCTAATGCAATTTCTGCGTTGTAAATGCGTTGAGGGCGTCCAGGGGATATGTAGGTGTCCCACATAGCAGGACCACCCGCCGCGCCTCTTAGGTCAAAATTATAAGTTGCATCTTCTGGAACAGTCCAAAGCTGCAAGCCATCATAGGGCATATTGAAAAGTGCAGTGTCAAGATCCCAAGCTGTGTCGGCTCCTGATACGCCCACTGGATCGTATGCCGTTTTAGCCATAGCAAGAGTTGGGCCTAACTGACCGAATGCCCCAGCGTTAGTAAAAGTATGGCTACTAAAATCATAAAGAGATGAAGAACCGCCGCTACGACCTATAAAAAATGTATGTGGTAAACTCATTTTGTTACCCCCTAAACTGTATAGCCACTAGCAGAGGCGAGGACATTAGTGCCATTCAAGCAAACCATACTGACAACCCAATATCGGCTATCTGCCCAAGTTGGTTCTGTTGCTGCAGGCCATTTAAAAGCCGCTGCAAAGGTAGGCGTGTGAGGGGTTGCAGACGTATCAAGCATCATCATTGAACCTCGTCCAGCCGCCATATTGGTCGGAGTAAAAGTCATTGCTCCAGACATTGTTGTGGCGGCGGAAGGCTTAGTCATATCAATGTTGGTTGCGCTGTTGACGGTAGCCGTAACAACAACTGGATTTAGGTTAGTGTATGTACCTGTGATAGCCTTGTTGAAGTCCCATGTGTCTGTAGCGGATGTGTAGGTGATGTTAGCAGACGCACCGTCTACCGTAATGCCAGCGCCGTTAGCCGCTGCTGCATCAGCCGCGCCGTCAGCAATCGTAATGTTTTTGTCTGCAACGTCCAAAGTTGTTGAGTTAACTGTTGTGGTTGTGCCGTTAACCGTCAGGTTGCCTGATAGCGTAAGTGCCGCTGCGATGACTGTACCAGTAAAAGTTGGATCAGCTTTTGGTGCGTAACTAGAACCCGCCGCTGCAACCGCCGCTACCTGAGTAGTACCTTCGGCTGTTACTAAACCTACCTGAGTAGTCCCTTCGGAAGTCATTGCGGAAACAGATGCGGGAATTGTTAAACTCTCGACAGCCTTTCCGAGCAATAGAAACTCTTTTCCGTCGGTGCTTCCAGATGTTGCGTTAATTTTCGTAGTGAGGTTCGCCTCAAGTGTCGTTGTGTTAATCGCCATGGTTTTTACATTCCCGCAAGTGCAAGCGCTTCAACGTCACTAATCAACGTATCCGTCACAGTTTTGTTATAATGGTCGGCAAGCTGGAAAGTGCCATAAGACACGATTGAAATAGTATCGCCAGAAGCCGCCGCAGCCCCTAACGTTATTGCCGTCCCACTCGATGATGAAAAATCTGAAAGCGCGAGCTTTACGCCGTTAAGCCAAACATCGACCATACCAGCGTCATAAGTAGCTGGGAAAATAGTCAAGGAACCCGCATACGTGCCAGACGACGTGCCTACCACATACTCCTGGCGCTCAGAAGTGCCGTTGACACTAGAACCCGCGTTCTGAAACCCGCTACCAGAATAGACCTTCATCGTGTCTGTGCCAGTGTCGAACCAAAGCATACCCTCCACAGGGCTGGCCGGCTGGGTCGCACTAACAACATACGTGTTAGCAAAAGCAGTTAAACCACCTATGCTGCCCGCAACAGTCGTAACGTCAGCAGAAACAGCCGACAAATTAGAAACCGCAGAGCCTATACCAGCAACAGTATTAATATTAGACGAATTATTATTGACCGCAGTAATGTTAGAGGAATTACCATTAACCGCAGATACCGCGCTCGATATCGCGTTAACACCAACAACAGCACCCGATATAGTGTTTACACCAGTTACCGCCGCTATGTTGTTGCCAACCGCATTAACATTCGCAATCGATACAGCAACCGTGTTTATCTCAGATGTAGCCTCGTTTAAATCATCAGCTACCGTAACAACCTCAGAAATCGCCTCAGACAAATCACTGGCAACAGAAACAACAGACGCTATGTTATTAGCAACCACATTCACACTAGCAATGTTCGTCGCAACAGTGGTCAAATTCGTATTAGAGCCAGCAACCGTAGTGATGTTAGCCGATATGCCAGCCAAAGTCGCTAAAGCATTCGTCGCAACAGTCCCGTCTTGTAAATCCGCCAATGTCTGTACATCAGTCGATATACCGCTCACAACACCAATGTCCGTGCCGTCTGCCGCTACCGTCGATACAGCAGAGCTTATTCCAGCTACAGTCGTTATATTAGCCGATATACCAGCAGCCGTTGTAACATTAGCACTTATTGCCCCAACAGAAGCAACAGCACTCGATATCCCCGATACAGTAGTAATATCAGATATGTTCGTGCTGACAGTAACAACAGGCGTAGACGTCGCCCAATACTTCGCAGAGTAATTCGTGCCGTCAACCGTAGTAGTCTTAATCGCCCAATCTTTAGCAGAACCACCAGTAGAAGAATTATCTACTCCCGTGCCACCAGTAGCCCAAGCCTTTGATGAATAATCCGTGCTTTCAACAATGCCATCAATCTTACTCGCCCAGCTTTCAGACTCATCAGCAAAACCACTCGAATTAGATGATGAAGCCTGTGCCGCATCACTCGCAGCCTGGGCAACAACGCTCGGACCCCAAGCTATAACATTCTCATTGCCCGCTACACTCGGAACACCAGGAGCCGTAACAAACGTTAATGTCGTGCCGCTAATACTATAATCATCGCCAGGATTGCGTAACGCACCATTAACAAAAACCAGAACACCCGTGTTAGAAGCATAAGAACTCGTCAGCGTAAACGCCGTTTGCGATCCCGTACCCTCAAACTTATCAACACTATTAGCCGTTCCGCTTATCGCAGCATTCGCCAGCAAAACCCACTTTGTAGATAAATCAGTAGAAAACGCAGAGCTGGATGTATGTGCCGACGTAGCAAGATAAGTCGCGTTATTGAAGTCAACTAAATCATTTACCGCATAAGCTACACCCGAAGACCAGCTGCCACGCGGCTTAAAACCATCAGCGTTTAAAAGGGCTAACGCACCAGCGTCAAAAGCATCCTTGTGAACACTAGCATTTAACAACTTACCATCGTCACGCTGCAATAACGCAATGTTCGTATTTAAGTCATCCAGCGTCAACTTCGCCGTGTTTAGCTCAAGATCAACCTGGGTTGCAGGAAGAGGGTTGCTAGGGCTGGTAGTCTGGAAATCAGTAAAATTATACTGCCGTGTGTACGCTCTTGGTTGACCCATTAACTATACCCCATTGACTTCGCCATACTTGGCTTTCCCTTAGCCTTGTTCTTCTTGCTATTCGGGAAACCTTTTTTCATATCAGCATAGCTTTTTGGGCTTACTGTACTCTGCGATTTAGGCTTACTTTGCCCAGCCGCACGCTTCTTGTTGATGTTGTCATATAAACTCATATTCGCATTATACCTCTGTCATGCGCACCTTTCAACACTTTCGACGAAAGATTGAGATTTGTACAAAATTTATGCGCAGCGCCATAATAGGTACGAGCGGCGCGTCCGCAGGGGGCCAGGGGGTGGGGTCGGGTCAGCCCACCATCATGCGCCATTGGTCGTAATAGCACCATTAAATAGGCGCGGGATCAATGGCTTGCGCTATTTCTGCGCTGCACTCTGCGTCGTTACATCCTTTGCGAGCGCCGCGCGGTCACCTTCCCATCGATCGATCATGCTGCTCAACTCTTCCGGTGTCAGCTCGGCGAGCGATCGACCTTGGATAGTGTCCTTTGCATTAGGGCCGAGATCCCCAGCAAGCTCCAGAGCTGTGCGTGCTGCTGATATCTTGGCCGACGCGGGTGCATCAACATCATTCATGACGTCGCGGATCGTGTGAGCCGCCAAACTGGCAAGATCGGTTTGGTATACCGTTTGTCTTTCTTGCCGCAGGAGCAGGGCAATGGAAGGGTTCCTGGTTAAGTCGTACGCGGATTGCTTGGGGTGCGCATACCCAGCCAGACGCGCAGCCTCCGTGGGTCTCTTCTGTTCACTGACCACGTAAGAAACGAATTCTCGCTGCTGGTCCGTGATACTTCTTTTCCTTATCTCGCCCAATGCGCCAACCTTTCCGGTGTCCTGGTTTTGTTGATCATTATGCTACATTGTAGAAAGGTGTTGATCAACACCGGACAATCTGTATGATGCGCGTACACGCCGATCGGCAAGTCGGCATTAACAGGAGACGAACATGAAGATGACAACGAAAGAATTACTTAATTACGTTTACGATGATTTAGAGTTCGTAAACAAGGAAACGTGGATCACCATGATCTGTAAATACCTTACGACTGATGACTTGGAGGAGATGCTCGACATGAACGAGCTGACACCACGTTTCATTGACGAGGACGCAGCATGAACGTCCTGCACGAAAGCGACGACGCACACGGCTGGCTGATTGTATCCCATGCCGACGTACAAGCGCTTGGCTTATCGGCTGACGACTTCACGCATTTTTCATACGCCACGGTAATAGATGGCGGGTATGTTTTCGCACTTGAGGAAGATTGCGACGCTTACAAGCTGCATACTACATGCAAAGCGCAAGGTGTGGAGTGGAACTATACAGAGCGCACTTGCAGCCGTAGCGATGTACGCAATTGGTACAGCATCGAGCTGTTACAATCCCACGCAATCGAATTGGCGGCAATGTGATGAACCACCAACTCGACATATTTGACAACGGAAGCGCTTCCCAGGTCGGGGAGCGCCAAACTGACCTTGAGGACTTAATCGCAGAGGTCAACGAAACACTTATGAAGGAAAACGCCAGGAGACTAAACGCTATAGACGCCGCTGGTGGCCTTTACCATGTGCGCAAATACGCAAATGCCTGGGTTCCCGTCGCAATTGTAAACAACTGTCGCCACACTGGAACGCATTGCGGAACATCTTACGACGCAATGCGGTCAGCTATCGATTTATGTGAGCGCTTGAGCGTTGAAGCTCTTGGCCTAATGAACCCGCCATGAAACCAAACAAAAGCCGAAACGCCCCTAATTCTGGGGCGTCCGATAGGCGGCAACCTATCGCTGACGAGGCTACCAAATCAGAATTTACAAAACAGGAAACTACAATGAATATAATAAAACAAGCGGTACGCGATTACGCGGACAATCCCAAAGAATTTTTTGGTGATCTTATTGGCGTCATATCGCTGTTTGGACTTCTTTACATCGGATTGATTATTGGAGCAGCGCAATGAACATTTTGGCAAACGAAGATTTCCAGCTAGACGCGATCACAAGCCTAAGACTTTCTTTAGTTATGGCGATAGATGCAAATACGGACGAAAAGATCCGCGAACATCTGAACGCCGCCAGGGTCGCCGCTGTTGGCCTTTCAGATCAAACGATTGAAAGAGTTAAGGATCAGGTTAGAGGCTTTCGGGACGACTAACCCTCGACATCTTCCCAACGATTATCAATAGGGCGCTCCAGTGGAACGCCCTTTTCTGTGACCTCCCAGCCGCAAGCTGCGTACCCAATAACGTCAAGCCATCCGTCACGTTTTGTCGGATCGTGCGAGATGCGGGACAGTTTGAGCATAATACCAAACGCTGCAACATCATGAGCCTCAACGTTCTTCTTTCCGCCCAGATATGCGTCAAACATCTTTGCGCAGCGGGTGAAGTTTTCGCGCGGCTCACCATATTCCAGGTTTCGCTGCTGGCTAACTGCTTCGTTTGCGTCGTTTATAATTTCTTCGCGTTCTGTGCTAGAATGGGATTTCATCGTCGATTACCTCGTTTGTTTTTTTATATTTAACTGATTTGATTTGTGCGTCTGGAAAGTTTTGTTTTGTTGCTGCTGCCATTAGTCCGAGTTTTGTATTTTCCCACCCAATGATCACCCTGGCTACTTCATCGAGCGTGTAGATCCGCGTATCGCCCTCAACGCTGGCGGCGTCGCTTACCTCGTCCACAATCGCGTATTTTTGGCCTCCAACATCCTCTGGAGCGTAGAACTCCCAGACCTTGCTGCTTTGCGGCTTGTGTCCGTCTTTAATCGCGGATCTCTCCAGCGCTTTCCACCCTTCAATAAGGTTGTTTGCTTTTTGGACGAGGTAGCTGCTGTCATCGCCCTGGATCGCGTCATTGAAGTTTTGCCTGGCTTGTTCAAAGGCAACAGCCAGTTTTGGCGCGGCTAGTCGTTCCAACTTCCCCAAGCCAAACCGTTGCTCCAGCTGTCGAGCTACCTGGTCAACGCTATTGATTGCAGCCATCGCGGTATCGTCTCCCTTTTCACTAAACATCGGTGGCGCTTTGTAACCTTCATCTTCTTTTGATTTTTTTGGTTTGCGTTTTACGCGCGCATAACTAGAGCCACTCATTTGAGTATCCCTTTCCCATCGAGCCGCACACCGTCCACGCAAACACTTACTTTCCGCATCCACGGAAGTAATGTGTGCAAGGGGTACGGGGGTTTACTTCCGCAAGCTACTTCCGCAAAAACAGGGGTTACTTCCGCACTACTTCCGCATAAAACCAGCTGTTTTGGCGTTACTTCCGCAGAAATCGCATAGCGAACCCGTGTTACTTCCGCAGTTTTTGGCAAGGAAGTGTCGATATTCCCGTAAAACTTACGCATCATATTGCCCCTTCGTCGGCACATAAACCCAGGCTCCATTCGTGAGCTTTTTGGTTCCTGGGTAATATTCGCGGCGTTTTTGCGACAGCCGTTTTGCGTGGTTCAGCTGCTCCAAAATCTGCAAAATGTGCGCTATTTTTCTCTGCGTCATGTCCGTGTGTGGCTCTAAATCTTTAGCGGTTGCCACGCCAGCATCTTGAAGCAGCCCTAAAACCTCTTGGCCGAATTCGGGCATCTGCCGGTTTGCTGGCTTTGATCGGTCCGCGTCGGCTGGGATCGGCAGCTTGTGCTTTTTGCACTCTTTTCTCCGCGCCAGCATCATCACGCGCCCCAGCTGCTCTTCGGATTTAAAATTAGTCATCATCGAGTTCATTACCTGTTCCTTCACAATTTGTGCATTCTTCAAAACCGTCAAAACATGGCTCCAGGGCTGTATCGAAGCGCTTCCAAACGGTGCGCTCCAGCTCTCCCTTGCCATCACATTCCTTGCATTCTTTAAGCTCAGTCATCATCAAGCTTTCGGATCATCCGCAGCCCTTTGGCTTTCGATTGCTTGTTATGCACCACGTTTTCAATAATCTTTTGATCGAGCCACGCCTGGACGTACTGTTTAGCCGCGTGTTTGGGCATCGCGTACTCTGTGGAGATCCACTTTTGCAGTGATCTGTTCGTATTTACAGCGTGTGAAAACGGTTCATCTGTTCCCCATCGCTTATCAATTTCTTCAAGTATTGTGTCGGTTTGCATCCGAGAAAGCTTTGTTGATGCTTCCAAAATCTCCGCAACTTCATTTGTTCGGTCGATCAGAAGCCCTTGCTCGCTTCTTATAAATGTTCGCGTTGACTTGTCGGCTGCGTCGTTGATTTTGACGATGCCACCCATAACGCACTGACCTTGACCACTTTCAAAATCGAGCTTCTGCGCAATAATGATTTCGTCATTTTCTGGCATAGCCCAAAGTCCGTAGACCCATCTCGCGCCATCAACGAGCGCTGTCGTGCCGCGTATTGCTTCACGGGCTTGCGCGGACTTTCGTATTGAGAACGTACCTTCTTTTCTCATGTGGTGCGCGATTAAGACGTTCGAATTCGTTGCTACGCATAGTTCACTCATAAGCGTCCACCAGAATTGACCCGCAGCGGGATCGGTATTGATGTCAGCGTGGGCAAACGCTTGGAGCGGATCGATGACTACGAGAGCCACGTCCCCCAAATCAATCAGCTGCTGCCTAATGTTTAGGTATTGCGGCGTTACAGTGTATTGGCCCATTGCGTTCTGGATTAGCGGGACAGGCCCACCGGCATCTGGCAATGGCACGACGAACAAGTTACCGGCTGCGCGTTCTGCCAGGTTTGGCCCAGCGATGCTTTCAATTCTTCTGTGGATACTGTCCGCGCTGTCTTCGGCTCCGAGAAACACTACTTTGCCGTTTTTTAATATCGTGCCACCGAGAGCTTGCTCTTTGTGCAGCGATTGATCGCCACCCGCTACTTTCATGCACAAGTCGAGCAGAATATAAGATTTGCCCAGGCCACCGACCGCTGCAAGCAAACCAGGAACGCGCACCGGCAAAATGTTGTCGATCAGGAATTCCATTTCGGGGGCAGGGCCGGCGTACCGATGCATACCCCAATCTGCGATAGTTAAGACGGGAGGGGCGGTCGGCAAACCTATCCCCTCCCTACCATCAACCGCAACAGGAAGTGCAGCGTCAGGTGTTTCGGAGCCAGCTTCGATCTCGTTGAGTATTCGCAGCTGGCCGCGCTCAGCGCGTTTTAACTGGTAATTTGCACGTTGTTCAAACAGTTTTCTGCCGCGCTGGTCGTCATCGAGCGAAGTAGATCTGCTTGCTACCTTGAATTCATAGATGGGCCAAGCGTCCTCAATCAGTTGATCGAGCGTTGGAAGTTTACCTTTTTCCGCCCACCATGTTCGCAGCGTTCCAAGTATAAGCTGAACCATGTAAGCCTCGCGCCCATCAACTACATCGCCCCACATATTTGTAACGGATTGGTTAAGCTGGCTTTCGCCATTGTGGTGAAAGTTTTCTTGGAGCGTAAGTTCCGTAATCCATTCGGGCGCGGCCTCGATTGGCTCGTCCAATGAAATAGCGTATTCTCCGCCAGATTTGTGATTGCTGGGCGCAACCACGACAAATCCACCCTCTCCGCGTGTATCGATGCCTTGGCCGAGCGTGTTCTTTCCCGTGATGATTTTTTGATCGTCCTGGGCTTTAAAGAAGTAATGTTTGCCGCCTGATCCTGTTCTTTGCTCCAGCGTCGAAGGTAAGTCGTCATTGTTCATGCACAGATCGTGCAGAGTTTCGGGTCCATCCTTGCCGTCTCCAATGTCCACATCGACCGCAAAAACGTTATTGCTTATGGTTCCCGTGACAACGCCAATGTTGTGATTTGCAAAGCGTCCGCCAAACCAAAACTCTAATGTTTCTTTATCTGCACGTTTGCTTTGATATTTCATCCAAGATGACGGGGCAGGGTGCTTGCCTGGCGAAGCACAATCAGCTCCAGCGGCGCAGCTGCAACCGTTTTCTGTGTTGTAGTGAACCGGCACGACGGAAAAACCCCTATCATACCAATAATACGCCCATTCTGTTTTTGTTTTCATTTTGCCGACCTTTTGTAAAAAAGGGGGCGGACGCATGGCCCGCCCCAAGTTATCAGATTTCGTCTGCAAAACTGACGTCATCTGACGCTGCCGCTGGCGGAGCAGTCACAGCGGCTGCTGATGGTGACGCCACAGGGAGAGCGCCACCCAACTCTTCTGGACGGTCAGACCATCCAGTGATTTCAAAAGATGGTGTGCGAGTGCTTCCTTTGCCCACTTTTCGCTTGGGAGCCTCGCCAATTTTTACGTTTGGAACGTGCGTTTTAAATTTTGGGTTTGTCTCTGCTGCCATGTACAAACTCTTTACAAAATCGAGCATTCCGATCTGGCTGCTAGACAGCTGGCGGCTTGGGCTGTCACCAAAAAGTTTTGTCGAGTAAAATTGGACAGAAAACCCTTGTTTGTGGGCGTCGGAAGGTTTGGCACAGCCGACAGGATTATTGTCGGGCCACTCTAGCCAATCGCGGCCACCTTGCAGCGCAAGCCAGCCCATCTTAACCTCTGAGATGTCGATCATAATGGTCTTGCCTTCTAGCTCAACGTCTTCAAGTCCGGTCTCTGAGCTGATCCCCCAGATGTTTTCCTCAATTTGAAATCTGATGTACGGATTTCCTGTGTTTTCAATCATGTGTAACGGCATTTAAATCTCCTTTAATACCTGTGTTTTTCGCACCATTAACGCGGTGAGGCGATCGCGCCGTCGAGGAGTTCAACGGAAAATCTTTCGTTTAACCAGGCTATGCTGGCGCGGCGAAAAATGTCGGCGTCCACGTCGGCTAGTGCGCAAACGTGAAAGAAATCTTCGTGGTCGTTTAAAAGCCAACAAACAGCAGACTTTGCATTATTCCGCTTAGTCGAATTTTGATGGTCAAGTTTTCCACCATCGACAACGGATTGGTACAGTACCTTCCACCACAGCTTTTGCTCGTCGGTACGAGCATCATCTTGAATGCTCGTAAGCCCTTCATCGCGCTCAACTGTAGTATTTCTGGAGAAGCTCGTCCGCATTCCCACCTTTCCAATAAAAAGTATCGGGATCGTGCGGGATTGCTCTCATTAGCTTATCTGTGTCGTCGCTCAGACTTAAAAACGCCTCCATCTGCACGACAGTTTTTTTAAAACTTTCTAAATAGAACGGGCCATCTTCCATCGTGAGCCAGGTAAAAGGATCTTTTTGACGTGTTAGGACATACAAAAATTTCATTTCAACTGGACGTTGCAGCTCGATGGAGACAGCCCGTTCATAAACCGCCGCTTGAATTCCGTGTGACAGCGAAAATCCAGAGGGCGATTTCGATGTGGTTTTTAGATCAACGACCAGAGGGTTGTCTGCGTGACGCCCTTCAGTCCATCGGTAATCCAAAAACCCTAGACAATTAATGGTGTCTGCTTCGTTGGGCCCAAAGCGGACGGGTATATTTATTTCGTGCTGTCGCTTGCCGTCAGCAGGGATGTCAGGTGTGCCCAAAGGGGAAAGCTGTTCCATCGCTATTGTAACCATTCTCGTTACGATCGGGGTCCGCTTTTCCATTTCTAATGCTTTATTATTGCCAAAAATACTTAGCTCGTTTAATTCTTTCAGTGCTATTTCAACGCACTCATCAATTCGCGCTGCGCCGTACAACCCAGCGTCAACACCGGCTTCGACCGCGCTTCCTTGCCACGCCGCCCAACCAGCAGTGAAGCGTTCCTTTTTTAAGTAGCTCACAGCCCACGCGGAAGGGGCTTGTCTGAATTTTGCTACGTTTGAGCAGCTGACCCGCTCGATGCCATGTGTCTCAAATCCGTTCTTGTAGGTCATATCATTCGACACTTTCACCAAAAATAAAGCCATAATAGGCGATGAGGGCCGCGTCAGCTCGGCCATCATCTTTTTTACGTGCAAAAGATTGCGCAAACGCAGGGAAAACTTGGATAGCTCTCTCTCTTGAGCCATCTTTGCCCTGCGGCTTGCCAATTTTTTTCATCCATGTTTGCGGCGCGACGGTTGTGGTGGGCAACTGCAATGCAGCAGCCGCCCCCAAACATATACCGTATGACTTTCCAAAATTAAACATGGACGTCACACCCTGACCAGGCATAGCACCCACTTGCTCGATAAAAACAGGAGCTTGGTGTTCGGCCAAGATGTTGGAAAGAAGCTGCGGAGAAACTTGTTTTTTCTTTTTCACCTCTAAAATCGGCATGTCGTGAATTTCTAACACGCCTTCCAGAGCGTCAAAAAAGACGATAGCTCCCGAAACTCCTGGGTCTATGCCCCATATCATACGGGTTTGCCCTGCATGAATCTGAATCCATTGATCTTCGCAACCTGGATAGGGTCAAAGTCAGGTGGTTGATGATTTTCGATTATATGTGCTGCATGATTGCGGTCATGCTGCGCCGTGTTTTCAGCTAAGAAAACGTCAGCACATAACAAAAGGATCTGATTTCGCTCTAAATCACTAGAGTTTGAGTATAGATTTTTTTCTAAAGAACGAAGATCTGCTGTGTATTTTGATATTTCTTTAACTTTGAACATGAGGTGGTCCCATCTTCGGGTTTGGCCACGAAGTAGCTGTGTACACATAAATTTTGTTACTGTAGTGGCGATACTCTGTAAAAAAAAGACCAGATACATGTTTGAAAGAAGAAACCCAACTTCTTACATAATACAGTCCTATCGGCGAGTAACTATTATGATGATGGCGAGCTAAACCATACATACTAACACATTTTAAAAAATGTTTTGATAATTTCCACGACAATCCTGATTGCCGTTTAGATATTTGAAATTCGTTCATCTTTGATATCCGTTTCCCCTGTGACGTAATCGAGTAAATCGAAACGTTTGTTGTTTTCTTTTGCGATCATGCAAAGATGCACGATGGCTGTGAATGGAACGGTCTTGCGCCGTCTCCACTTGTCAACTCCATCGACGCTTATAGTATGCCCGTGAGCCGTGAGCTGACGCGCAGTGGCCGTTAATCCACCAAAATCTTTAACAAGTTGTCGGGAGTCGAATTCGATGTATGACACCAGCAGTTCCTTTTATTTATATTTTCTGCTGTCACACATTAAAGGCCATTATTAACGGACATTTTGTAGCGGTCAAGAACTAAATGTAGAACAACATAAACAAAAATGTCTACATACTGCGCTTTAGTGTAAAAAGAATTTTTGTTGCAAGGCAGACAATTTGTCTGTAATGGTGATTTAGGCAACGTACATTTGATAATTTTCACACGTTGTTAAAAGTTTGAAAAATTATTTAGGATAAGATTATGCCAGACCACATAAATAGTCGGCTCGACGTAGGTGGCGAAATTGATTTGACAAGAAAATTTATTGTTAAAGCAGAATTCGGTAGGCGTGTTTGGAAAAAAATGTTGGAAAAAGACATGAGCCAATCGGAGCTTGCGAGGGCCAGTGGACTAGGACGTGACAGCATCTCTCAGTACGTGCGAGGTCGTAACCAGCCTAGCCCCCAAAACCTTAATAAATTAGCTAAAGCGCTCGGCGTAGAAGCAGCAGACCTACTCCCGAATCAACAAGGGTTAGCAGCTGCCCAGGAAGCCCCAACGTTTCAGATCCAACAAGTTGGGGACGATAGCGGCAAGGTTTGGTTGCACGTAAATCAACACGTGACAGCCGACCAGGCGATGCGAGTTATGCAAATCGTTAACGAAAAAATATAATGTTACTTACACAGCGGGAGGCCGCTGCTTTGCTCAACGTGTCGATTAAGACGATCTATAGAATGCGAAATGCGGGGCAACTTAATACAGTTAGACCGACAAATCGTATGGTTCGTATTACTTATGAAAGTTGTTTGAAAATAAGGACTCAAAAATGCGAGAAAAGAAGCCGCCCAGGATTGGGACAGAAGGGCAGAACTTTTACGTTTATTTCAACGACGGACGCAGCCAACGAAAAGCTTTGCGGACGACTGATTTACGCATCGCAACGGAAAGGTTCCAGGGTTGGTTAGACTCTTACAACAACGATACGGTTGTTGATGATGACCCGTTTGTAGATCAAGCGCTGCATCTCTGGTTTGAACAGTGGGTGAAAGGGCGCATGGCATCAGAGAATAGATATCATGCGATAATTAAAAACCTAAACAAATTTTTTGGTCATAAAAGAATTTCAGAAATCACCAGGCGGCACTCTGTTGAATACGGATTGCTTCGGTTTGCTGGAGAAATTGGTCAAAATAAAGCGGCGAACGGTACAGTGCGAAGAGAGCTGCAATCATTACGAGCGTGTTTTACTTTTCTTCAAAAACGTGTGGAGCCGCGCGAGCGCCGAATAAGTCAAAAAATTATACCATATCTTGAACTACCGCCAGAAGGTTTGCCGCGTGAGCGGGTTTTTTCGCAAGCTGAATTACAAACCATGCGCGATTTTTTGCAAAATCACTGTGATCATAATTCGTTGCCACGCATCATAGATTTTAAAACAGGCAAGCTCACAAAATCAAAATCAAATCGTTTAAGTCGCCTTGCCAGATTTGTAAATTTGGCGATTGAAACAGCGCAGCGCAAAACCTCGATTTTAGAATTAACCTGGTCAAGAGTGAATTTTGAAAACAATATTATTACGTTTTTGCCAGAAGGCAAAGCGCAGACAACAAAGCGACGTGTCCCGCTGCCTATATCTTCACGACTGAGGACGGTTCTTGAACTTGCTTACGAACAGCGAATAACCGATTATGTATTAGATCGAAAAACCAGCATCGACTATGATTTGAAGCAAATGGGCCAAGCTACGAAAATTAGCGGCGTTACTTCTCACGTTTTTAGGCACACGTGGGCCACGCATAAGGCTATGCAAGGTGTCCCAATTGAAAAAATTGCAATGTTTCTTGGTGACACGGAAAAGACAGTGCGGAAAAATTACTTACATTTGACGCCAGATTATTTGCGGGATGTAGTCGATTAATTCTGCGCTCAACATTGCGTTTTA